GACGCTAGAAATAGACCAACCGTTCAAAAAATAATACCTGCAAATAAAGTAGTTATTAATTTCTATGAATCAAGCAACTTATTAGATAGCATGACATCAGAAACAGGCAAAACATCTGTTATATCTGGTAATATTATAGGTTCTCCGACAGAAAGAAGTAGCCAAGGTGGAGGAACATTAGACGAAGAATCATTAATATATATTAATTCAAATAAAACTAAAATCGCGGCATATTTAACAAATAATTCTGCTATAATAAATAATGCGACGATATTACCCGCACCTCCAGCATTAACTCCGACAACTAAAAATTCATTTTATTATTTTATTAACGGGCAAAATATACCATCGACATATGTAATATCATTTACACAAGTTGTAAGTAATATTGTAATAATATTTGATACAGCATCTATAGGCTACGGACTTTCTACTACGGATGAAATTTTTATAATTGGTAAATTTTTATAATTATAATATATGGCATTAAAAATAAAAAATGATCAACTATTATATCCATTATCCGGCGGCTTTTCTGGTTCGTTTAGTGGCGATGGTAGCGGCCTTACAAATTTACCTTTTTTAGGACAACGAATATCAACAGGAAGTATTAGTGCTAGCGTAGATATAAATAATTTATTTTTAGTTAAATCTTCAAGTGTGGAGTTTTTAACTATAACACAAAATCAAACTACTTTTAAAAGTAATGTATTCTTAATTAATAATATACAAAATATACCTATTTTTAAAATAAGCCAAAGTATTGTATATATACCTACCCAATCAAGCTTTTTATCTGACCCACCGGAAGCAGGTGGAATATATTTTACATCATCTTCTTTTTTTGTGAGTTTAGATTCGTAGATTATAATAACAATAATAATAAAATAATATTTTACGTTATCTTTTTTTTATGAGTTTTAGTTCGTAGAATATAATTATATATAATAATAACAAAATAATATATTATGGCAACTTGGAAAAAAGTTATAGTAAGTGGCTCAGTAGCTGAATTAGAAAACCATTTTAATGGAGAACCAACAGTAAATCCTTGGACTTCTGGTTTAGATGGTAGTTATTTTAGTACTTTTAGCCCTACTACATATACTTCAGACATATTACGATTCGTAGCGGGATTATTAAGTGCATCAGCGCCAGCCCCGACACCTAATACTAGAACATTTGCTAGTATCAGCGAAACAATTACAAATAACGGCACTGCTATTGCTCCTGCGGGTTATGTACCTCAAAATTATAGTAACAGCGATGTAGCTTATCTAGTTAATCAAGGATTTGCATCAGCTGGTAGTTCATTATTCTCAGGTAAAACTATTTATAATACTTCAAGTTTTAATATAGCATATAATAGTGTTGCCGCAGGAACTACAATAGTATCTTCATCAGTAGATGCTCAATTATTTGGATTAGGAACTTTATCTAATGTCCCTTTTCGTGTATCTAGTTCTATTAATTGGTTTTATTCAGACAATAATAATGAAACGTCAACAGAAACATCTCAATCACAAAATTTACTATCGTTAGCAGTAACTGGTTCTTCAGGCGGATTGACCTTAGGCAAAATAAATACAGCTAACCCATTAGTTATACCTCCAGCTTTTCAAGATGGTAAATTTGTTAATGTATTTAGCTCAGGGTTATATAATAATGGAAGATCATTTACTAATGTAAGTTCATCAGGTTGGTACCATATATCAGCATCAATTAGAATAAATAGTGGGTCGTCAGCTTATACAGTACCTAATATAGCTACAGAAAGAATATTTTTTGCTCCTACAACTACAATAGATAGTAACATAGGTAATAATTCATTATCATATACCGGCGGTATAACTGGTTCGTTAACTGCTACATCGCGCTCATTAAGCGGTGCTCCATATTTATTAACTGCTACTTGGTTTCAAATATCAACAGCAAGTGGATTTTTTGCTCCTTTATATGCTTCGAGCACGACAATATCTGATTTAAATACTGCTAATTCTTTAGTAACGTTAGGTGGTATAACAGCCGCATCAACAAATGGTGGTACGGTACAAACAGCGAATGCAATATTCGATTCAACAGGAGTAACACCTAGAAATACAGGTACAGTGCCTGTTATTAATGATATAGTTAAATTAAGTGGTAGTGTATCATTTAGTGCAGGTTCGAGTGGTGCTACAAATATACAACAAGCTAATTCTTTATCTTCAACAACATTTACAGTATTAACAAGAGGTAGAGATAGAAATGATTCTCAATCTACATTAAATACTCAAACTTATCGATTTCATACAGCCGGTACATTTGGTCAACCTGTAGCTTCAGGTTCATTAGGTTATTATGGCAGAGCTCAAGCATATGATGCTGTAACATTAACAGGAGGTTCAGAAACATTTGTTGGCGAAAACTTTAGATTAAAAATAGATAATAATATATTATCAGGTTCCTATGCAAACGGTACAAAATGGACTACAGGTTCATTTGAAGGATATAATTTAGGAGCTTTAGATTTACAAGTTAAACCTGGATTCTTAGTAAGACCAGGTGGTCAATATAGATATTGGTTACCTGATCCAAATAGCGGTAAAACATATAAATATTATGCTAGAGCATTTAGACGTGATTTAGGAACGGCAGCTACATCAATGACTATAGATGTTGGTAAAACATTAGTAGGATGGGATTCGACATCAGCTGGTACGTCAGTAGCTTTAATATTTTTAAGTTCAGGTGTTGGTTCATATGCTATACCTAGAATTTATGACCCATTAGCCACAACCTCAAACTTAATATCAGATAATATAGCTAATGATGATTTTAAAAATCCATTTACTACTAATATAGCTTTATATGGTAATACAGGAGGTAGTGTAGCTTCAACAACATATACTGTTCCTTTAAGAGCAGCAGATGGTATGACTTTAGATGGAACATTTAGAGATTTAATAGTATTAGTAAGATACAACGGAGATGAAGCTCCAATAACAAATATAGCAGTAACATATTCATAATATAGTATAATAACATGGCAATTGATAAAATAATAAAATCTAATAGGTTACTACAGAGTAGAAGATATACTGTAGCATCATTAACAGATGCTCAAGAAGCATTCACTAGTGTATTAGATATAAATTCTAAAGAAGTATACGCTCAATCTAATTTATTACCTACATCTAGTTTACCATTTTCTGGTTCAGGTCAGAATGGAAATATATACTCTGTTGGAGGACAGAATTTACTAAAATATTGGTATCAACAAACATTAACACCATCAAATGTTGTTAGTGCTTCATTAGTCGATGCTTGGTTTTTTCTTGATCCGTCAGGCTCATCAATTACACCTCAAATTATTCAATCTAGCCAGCAAACCAATTTTATATCAAACAAATACGCTAGTCCGTCATTAACAAACGCAGATGCTCAAGACAATCCTCCTGGTTATAATATTGTCGTATTAGTTGATAATGTTAAACAAAATGCAGCTAACTACCAATTTGATTATAAAAATGGTGTTTTACAGTTTAATATTGATGCCCCAACTCCATCGCAAACAGTTAAAGTTACAGCATATCAATATGTCGGTCAAACAGTAGATACAGTTTTAACTAACTTTAGTTCATCTATAGCCAATCTTAATAATTCAATATCCAACGTTAGCCAAAATAAGATAGTAGAAGGCTCAGTTACTGGTTCTGTGTCTAGTGGTTCAAATTCATTTACATTAACAAGTGGTTCAAGTGCATTATTTACAGTTAGAAATAATGGGCAAGTAAATATATCAGGTCCTTTAAATGTAACTGGAAGTATAAATGGGTTATTGATTAACAGAGGTAATGGTGATGTATCATCCAATGTTTCAATTGGCTCTACAACAGCATTTAATTCTAGTAATACCGGAGGAAGTAATACAGCAATAGGAAGCAGTACTTTATCTAATAACACAACCGGAACTAATAATACTGCTATTGGAAGAACTGCTTTAAATCAAAACACAACCGGAACTAATAATACTGCAATTGGTAATGCTGCTTTAATATCTAACACAATCGGTACTGATAATACAGCATTAGGATTTAATTCTTTACGCCTTAATACGAGCGGAAATAATAATACAGCAATTGGAAAATATTCTTTATATAGTAACACAATCGGTACTGATAATACAGCATTAGGATATGAAGCAGGAAGATTTATAGCGGACGGAGAAACATCAAATGCAATAACTAATGCTTCAATATTTATCGGAAGCAATACCAAAGCATTAAGCAACAATCAAACCAATCAAATTGTAATTGGTGATAGTGCTATTGGATTAGGAAGTAACACCGTAGTATTAGGAAATGATTCAATTACAACTACAGCCTTAAAAGGTAATGTTGGTATTGGAACTACATCACCAGCATTTAATCTAGATGTATTAGGCTCAGGAAGATTTACAAACGGATTAACAGTAACGGGTTCATTAATCGTAACTTCTGGTATAACAGGTTCTTTATTTGGAACAGCATCTTTTGCAACAAATGCAGCAAATTCTATAAGTGCTTCATATGCCTTAACTGCAACAAATGCAACAAATGCTATAAGCTCTTCATTTGCAACAAATGCTGTAAGTGCTTCATTCGCAACAAATGCTGCAAGTGCTTCATTTGCAACAGTCGTAGGAGGTATTTCATCAAACATTACTAATAATACTGATAATAGAATATTAACAGCAACAGGCGGCGGCTCTATTAATGGCGAGTCAAATTTAACATTTAACGGTTCATTATTAACTGTCACTGGTAATGCAGTTATTACAAATAATTTAACAGTTCAAGGTACTGCTTCATTTCAAAGTACCACAAACTTAGAAGTAGCAGACAGATTTATAGTATTTGCTTCTGGTTCAAATACAGCAGGAGATGGTGGTATTGTAATTCAGCAAGGTATTCAAGATATAGGTGAATTGTTAGGCTTTGATAGTGGTACTACAAGATGGGCATTTACAGGTTCATTTAATGCTGCCAATTCAAACTTTACACCTGATGCTTTTGTTACTGCAACTGTTATAGGTACTGGCACTGTACCGACAGCTGCCCCATCAAGATATCAAGCAACTGGTAATATATTTATAGGTACTGATGAAGCTATTTGGATTTATTCATAAAAATTTATTAAATACAGTTATGGGATTTACAGCAAGTCACGTGGAAGTGGCTAATATTATTGAAAAGACTAGCCCGGAATTACCTAAACAGTCCCTGGCTAGTCTTTCTGCAAAAGAATTAGAGATAATATTAACTTTAATAAAGAAATCAAGCTTTCTAGGAGAAGACATAGAGATTATTTATAATATGGTTATTAAATTACAAAATCAATATTTAGAGCAGACAAAATAATAAAAACTAGTTATGGAAGAAATATTTTCAATTAATTTATCTTCAAATGAAATAAATTTTATTCGCCAGTCTTTAGAATCAGTAACCATTCAAGGTAAAGACGCTAAATTTTTAGCCAATCTTCAAATGAAACTTGAACATGAATTATCTGAAATACAACGAATAAAACAAGAAGCTGAGCTTAAAAAGCAAAATGATTTGCAAGCAGCAATTGCTTTTGAAAATAATAAAAATACCGGCAAAAGATAACCTAACTGATATTTATATTAAATAATCATTGGCCCTATATAGGGAAGTAGGCCCTCACACGGCATAAGTGTGTGTATCTAACCATGATTACCTAAATAAATATTATATACTATGCCATCATGGAAACGCGTCATTGTATCCGGTTCGGATGCTTTTTTAAATTCATTAACCGTATCTAACGGTATTACAGGTTCTTTATTAGGAACATCTTCATATGCAACTCAAGCATTAAGTGCATCCTTTGCACCATCAACACCACCATTTCCATTTACTGGTTCAGCTATAATAACTGGAAGTTTAACTGTAACTGGTTCAATTAATGAACTATTAATTAATCGAGGAAATGGTAATATATCTACCAATATTTCAATCGGTTCAATAACAGCCTTTAGTCCTAGTAATACTGGATACCAAAATATGGCAATTGGGAGTAATACTTTACAAAATAACACAGTTGGAAGATATAACACGGCAATAGGACAAAATGCTTTACGCAATAACACAGCTGGAGCATTTAATGTAGCAATAGGAAGAAGTGTTTTACGAAATAATACATACGGATATTTTAATGTAGCAATTGGAAATAGATCTTTATATTCTAACACAACTGGAAACTATAACACAGCCATGGGATTCAGTGCTTTAGCCTACAACATAACCGGAATCAATAATACAGCAATTGGGTATAGATCTTTACAAAAGAACATAGTCGGAAACTATAACACAGCAATTGGGAGATTCTCTTTATATAATATCACATCCGGTTCTCATAATATAGCATTTGGACAATCAGCAGGAAGACGTATATCTGATGGAACTAATAACACAACAAGCAGTCTTTCAATATTTATTGGTCAAGATACTCGACCATTGAGTTCTAATCAAACAAACCAAATTATAATCGGTAATAACGCAATAGGGTTAGGAAGTAATACAGTTGTACTAGGAAATAATTCTATTATTACTACGGCCTTAAAAGGTAATGTAGGTATAGGTAAAACAACACCAAATGCTAAATTAGATGTTTTTGGAAACACAATTATAACTGGTTCTTTAAATGTAACCGGCGGTATAACAGGTTCATTTACAGGGACGGCATCATATGCCTTGCAAGCAAATAATACTACATTTATAGATGGATATGATATTACTAATTTTATATTAACAGGAGGAAACCAATCAAAAACTGGAAGTTTAGATATTACAGGCTCATTAAGTGTTAATGGAGTACTTTCAATGTCATTAGATACAGGTACTCCTTCTAATACAACAACACCTGATGGATATTATAAAGCAACATTAAACGGTGTGTTAGTATATATTCCATATTATATATAATATACTAAGAAAGAAAAAATTGATTATATAAATAATAAAATAAAATTTGGAAATCTAAAATAAATTTATTATATTGATACATATTAATTAAATACAATATGACAAAACAAATTTTTTTTAATGCTTCTTTACCAAGAGCTGGCTCTACATTAATACAAAATATATTAATGCAGAATCCAGAAATTTATTCAACACCAACATCCGGAGTAATTGAATTTCTTTTACAAGCCAGAACAATTTACACCACAGGAGATGCTTTTAAAGCACAAGACCCAGAAGTAATGAAATCGGGCTTTAAAGGCTTTTTAAATGGCGGAATCCAAGGATTTTTTGATGGAATAACTGATAGACCATATATTATGGAAAAAAGTAGAGGTTGGTTAGGCCATTATGACTTTATTAAATTTTTTAACGGAGACGTTAAAATGATTTGTATGGTTCGTGATTTAAGGGCTATCTTTGCTTCTATGGAAAAAAACATGAGAAAAAATCCAGATAAAGATTCAATGATAGTTAATAACATAGAATTAAAAAATATGACTACTAAATCAAGAATAGATCATTTTTCTGTTGCTCCTCCTATAGGCCCTTCAGTAGAATGGTTAAGTGAAGTTATACATCAAGGATTAGATAAAAAAATATTATTTGTTCGTTTTGAAGATTTAACAACAAACCCAGAAGCTGAACTTAAAAAAATATATGATTATTTAGAAATACCACACTATACACATAACTTTAATAATATCGAACAATTAACTCAAGAAAATGATGTTATTCATGGTATGTTTGGCAATCATACAATACAGCCAAAATTAAAACCAGTAGTTAATGATTTTATCGAAGTGTTAGGAGAAGAAGAATGTTTTAGATTAAAAGAACATTATAATTGGTACTTTAAAAAATTCAATTACGTATAATATAAAATAAAAACAAAATGGAAACACCACAATTTCAATTAGAAACAAAAACAGCAGAACAAGTTAATAACTCAATCAAAGCAGCATTTGATTCTGTAAACTTAATTAATTCAATTGTATCTGAACCCTTTGAAACAAAAAAAGAAAAGCTCATTAAACCTAACGTAGAACATTTATCTTTAATGTTATCTAAGGATTGGTTCGCAGCAGGATTAACAACAGAACAAAGATTACAAATAGAAGCTTGTATTGTAGCCGGTAACAATTATCAAGCTTAAAAGTCTTTAAAATAATAAGTTATGATATTTTGGTTCACGGGACAACCAGGTCATGGTAAAACTGTATTAGCAAATGCTTTAAAACAAACGTTAGATAATGTATTTCACATTGACGGCGATGATTTAAGAGCTATATTTGCTAATACAGATTACAGTGAAACTGGAAGAAGAAAAAATATAAATCTAGCTCAGCAATTAGCGCATTTCTTACATAATAAAGAATGTAATGTCGTTGTTTCATTAGTATCTCCTTATAAAGATCAACGAGATGAATTTAAAACTAAACTTGGAAATTCAATTCAAGAAATTTATGTTCATACAACAGAAATTAGAGGACGAGAAAATTTTCATGTAAGTGATTATCAAAAACCAACAGAAGATTTTATAGATATAGATACAACAAATATATCTGTTGAAGAATGTATTTTAAAAATATCAAATAATAAAATAAAGTTATGAAAGAATGGAGTATTAAGCATCACGTTGAATCTTCTTTAAAAGCAAAAGATAATCAACATGCTATGTTTGTAGGAAGATGGCAACCGTTACATGATGGACATAAAGCCTTATTTAACCAGGCTTTGATAAAGAATAAGAACGTATTGATATGTATCAGGGATATTAGCCCCGATGAAAAAAATCCGTTCAGTGCTGAGCAGGTAAAGAACAACATAGAAAATTATTATTCTGATATGAATGATAAAGTAAAAGTTATTATTATCCCTGATATATGCTCTATTGAATTTGGAAGAGGTGTTGGATATGATATTATAGAACATATTCCGCCTACAGAAATAGGAGAAATATCAGCCACAAAAATCAGAGAAGAATTAAGAAATGAAGGAAAATTATGAGCACATCAAAAGTATACCAAATAAGATATAATACCGTATCTAAAGATGATACTGAAAGATGGAGATTGATTGATGAAAATGGTATAGAAACATTAGTTTCAGATATTTTTGTTAATGGTGAAGTTTATACAACAAAAGATCATATGGGTAGTTTAGGATATAAATGGCATATTACTTGTAAAGGTAATTGTGTTATTAAAGATAATATTGCCCATATTACAACGCCACCAAAGGAATCTGCCTTTAAAAGACACTTATTAAAAACTATTTCATATAGATTTTTAGGAACTTTAACAACAGTAGTAGTTGCATATACTTTAGGAGCACCGATAGCTATGGCTTCTATGTTAGGTGTTGGTGAATTAGCAATAAAACCAATATTATACTTTATTCATGAAAGAGTTTGGTATAAATTTGTCAAACTTAAATAATTAAATAAAATAAACAAAAAAACAATGGCAATACAAGTAACAGGGTTATTTCAAAACCCAGCAACAGGTTTGATTCATCAATCACCTAAATTAAAATTAGTACCGCATTTAGAATATGCAGGTGTTATCAACATGGATGTTCATATTACTGGACCTTCATCAGCAACAATTCCACATTCAACTGAAAATACAAGTGTTGTAGGAACAGTTCCTTATTCAAATATAGACAGATCAACATTAACTTTCAACACAGAAATTACCGACCCATATAATCAATTGATCGATGGATTAGAAACAATGGTTATCTCTAACTTACAAACCGCTAACCCTATTAACGAACAAGCTATATTTGAAAAAGTAGTTTTATTTGTAGCTGAAGAGCCAGTAGTTGAAGAAGAAGCTGAATAAGGTTGTTTAATTAACTTTAATCTATTATATTACAATTAATTAAATAATAAAACAATATGCAAACATTAAAAATTAAATTGGGCAACATTTTCCTATTAGATTCAGAACTAAATGGAATGACACAGCCTGCTCCACAAAGTAATTCAGCCGATGCAGAACAACCATCTGAACCTACTGTAATTCTTAAAGGCTTTATTAATGAAATATTACCACTTTCTACAAAATTTTGGTTATTAGAATTAAACAAAGAACTTCAGCCTATTAAAGAATCAATAAATAGTCTTCGTGATGAACTTATTAAAAAATACGGAACTGTAACAGAAGATGGTTCGATTTTTATTCCTGTGTACAAAAAAGACAGCGAAGTATATGATGAAAACGGAAATGTTATTGAAGCAGAGGTAAGTGAAGAATATACTAACTTTCAATCAGAATTTAGTACTTTATTAACTGAAGAAAAAGAAATTAAATATATGCCTATTTCTTTATCAGTATTAGATAAAATCGAAACAGACAAATCTTATTCATTTATTTTACAAAATCTAATAGAAAAGCCAGAGTAATATAATATATGGAAAAGATAATAAAGAAATTAACTAATGAAGAATTAGAAGAATTAAAGTCCATTCAAAATAAATATTTAGAACTAACAGCTCAACTAGGCCAAATTCATTTAGAAAAAATTAATTTAACGTTAGCATTATCTGGTATGGATGATGAACTTTCTAAATTACAAGCAGTATTTTTAGAACTAAAAGAACAAGAATCTAAAGTTCAGCAAGCATTTACTAAAAAATACGGAATGGGCTCAGTAAACCTAGAATCAGGCGAATTTATTTCGGAGGTTTGATAGTAAGTTTCTATAATTATATTCGTAGAGAAATTCTTCTTTACTTTTATTATAAAAATAAATAAAACAATATAACAAATAAAAATGGCAACAGAAAGAATTATCAGTCCTGGAGTATTTACGAATGAAAATGATTTATCATTTCTTCCAGCTGGTATCGCTGCAATTGGAGCTGCATTTGTTGGGCCTACATTAAAAGGCCCTGCAGGTGTACCAATGCAAGTTACTAGTTATCAAGACTACCAGATTATGTTTGGCGGCGAAGATTCGTCACAAACTTACATTCCGTACGCAGTAAAAAACTACCTTAGAAATGCTTCATCAGCAATCGTAGTTAGAATCTTAGGTGATGGTGGTTGGAGCTTTACAACCACAACAAACAAATTAGCAGCATTAGCTGGCGCGACTCTTAATTCTGGGTCTAGCGTATCACAATTCAGAATTATATCAGGATTACACCCAGCAAAAAATGACACTAGCACTAATTTAGATGCTCGTAACTCAACAGCAGTAAGTGGTAATATTGCTACTTCGTTTACAGTTACATTATCAGGCTCAGGAGTACCGGCTATTGTAAAGTCTTTATCGATCAATCCTCAAAGAACGGATTATATTACAAAAGTATTAGGAACATCACCTGATGCTACTAAAATAAGTAATACTAATTATTCTAATGGATTTTATTCTTATGTTAATTTCCAAAATTATTCAGAGAATTTAGCCCTTTCAGTAGGAGCAGTTACAGTAGTTACAGGAAGCACTGTCGTATCTCAATCTATGGGTACTGCAAATGTAAGTATGAACGCTGTATATGTTACCGGGCAGACTTTTTTAGGGTCGGGTAGTTTACCTACTAGCCTTGCTAATTGGAATTTATTATCGCCAGCAGAACAAGGACGTGTGACTTCACTTCATGGTTATTTTGGTTTTGGTTCTACATCAAATTATTTATTTGTAATTACAGTTCCAACAGCATCATTATTGTCATTGCCAAACTTTAGTCCTAGTTTATTAACAGGTTCTAATTTACAATACGTAAATTTATTTCCTGATAAACAAGATGGATTTGATTACTTTGGCAAATTAAATACAGTTTCTGGTAGCAATGTATTAATGTATATTAACAGGGCCACTCTTTCAACTTCGCAATTAGCAGATACGTCTTGGACTAATTCTACCGGACGTTGGGTAGGTTCATTAACTTATACACAAGCTCAATATCCTGTAGTTATATCTAGCAGTGTAGCTGCTGTGCCTGCATCACAATCATTATTTACACCGCAAATTATAATGCTTACGTCGTCATATGATGTGACATTTGCAGATTATAGCTATGCATCTACTCCTTGGATTACTTCAGGACAGATATTAGGTGTTGGTGTATCATATTCAACTCAAAATTTATTTAAAGCCCATCATTTATCTGATGGTAATGATACTAATACAGATGTTAAAATATCTATTACAAACTTAAGAGAATTTTCTTCTGGTAGTTATTCTACATTTGATTTATTAGTTAGATCATATTCTGATACAGATAATAGACCTAATATATTAGAACAATACAGATCTTTAAATTTAAACCCTGATAGTCCGCAGTATATTGCTCGTGTAATTGGAGATAAATATAAAGAATTTGATACAGTGACTAACAAAGTTGTTGAATACGGCAATTATGCTAATATATCTAACTATATTAGAATAGAAATGGATGCTGCAGTAGATTCTAAAGCAGTAAGCGAAACTTTATCACCTAGAGGATTTAGATCGTTAAAACAAACTTATATCGGATTCGTAAATGCAAATATGGTTGCGCCAGTTTATTCAACATCTCAAAACGGACCAAATAACTCATATACCGGCAATAAGTTTTTAGGATGGGATTTTGGACAGTTAGATAATGTGAATTATTTAAAAGCAATTCCTACTTCTGCTTCTATTGAAATTCCATCATTAGCTCCAGATTTTATAGTTGATAATTATACAATGCCAATTAATTCTGGAATCCAATATAGTGGTATGTTAGATGCAAAAGTTGATTTGACAGGCGTAACAGGACCTACTCCTTCAAATGTACAATTTACAGTTCCTTTACAAGGAGGTTCAGATGGTATGACTCCTGCAAAAGTAAAATTGAGCGGGGGTGATATTACTGCTACTAACTCTTTTGGATTTAATTTATCCACTGCTACATCAGTAGGGGCTGTTAAATATACAGATGCATTAGATACATTAGCAAATCAAGATGAATATGATATTAATGGTATATTTGCTCCTGGTGTAATTAAAAGATTACATCCATATGTTGCAGAATATATGATTTCTACAGCAGAAGATCGTCAAGATGTGTTTACTATTGTAGATGTCGGGGCTTATAATGATAGTATTGCAACAGTAGTAAATCAAACATCTGATATGGATACTAATTATGCTGCTACATATTATCCGTGGATGCAAGTATTAGATACGGCAATAAATAAACCAATATGGGTACCACCTAGTGTATTAATGCCAGGAGTATTAGCATTTAATGATTCAGTTTCAGCTGAATGGTATGCACCAGCAGGTTTAAATAGAGGAGGTATTACAGATGCTATTAATGTAACGACAAAATTAAGTCATTCAGAAAGAGATACATTATATGAAAACAATGTTAATCCAATTGCTTCGTTTCCTGGTCAAGGAATTTGTGCTTGGGGTCAAAAGACTTTACAACAAAGACCTAGTGCATTAGATAGAATCAATGTAAGAAGATTATTAATTACAGTTAAGAAATATATTGCATCGACATCTAGATATTTAGTATTTGAACAAAATACTGCTGCTACTAGAAACAGATTTTTAAGTATAGTTAATCCTTATTTAGAATCTATTCAACAGCGTCAAGGATTATATGCTTTTAGAGTAGTAATGGATGACACTAATAATACTCCAGCAGTAATTGACAGAAATTTATTAGTAGGTGACATTTATTTACAACCTTCTAAAACTGCGGAATTTATAGTTATTAACTTTAACTTAACTCCGACAGGAATGGAACTTCCAGCATAGTTAATAAAATAACTTTCGATTTTATAAAGCAGCTCTATATCTAAAAAATATAGGGCTGTTTTTTTCTTTATATGATATTTATTATAAAAAATAGATGGCAAAGAAACCAGAAAAAAAGGGCCCAACAGCAACAAGGGCATTTTTTAAACAATCAAAAAGAAAGCGCCCTGGTATTGTTTCGAAGAAAAAGTCGAGCAAAAATAAACAATCAAAGCACTATAAGAAAAGATATAAAGGTCAAGGAAGATGAAAAGTATATTATTAGAGAGTTTAATCAAAGAATGTCTTGAAGAAATAGAATCTGAAAAAACAATGTGCAACGAATGTGCCATTAAATTTCTTCAAGAACTTAAAGCCAATCCTATATTAGGAGAAGCTGAATATAAAGGAAGAAAAGTTTCATTAGGAAAGCCATTTTTAACTCCAGGCGGTCCTAAGAAACGTTCTGTATATGTAAAGAATGAAAAAGGTAACGTAGTTAAAGTTAACTTTGGAGATCCTAACATGAGAATCAAGAAAAACATACCAGCTAGAAGAAAATCATTTAGAGCACGTCATAAATGCGATACAGCTAAAGACAGGACATCAGCTCGCTACTGGAGCTGTCGCGCCTGGTAATAATTATATAATAAAGAAACATAAATCAATATGCCATATTCATATCATAAACAAGGCGACAAATATGTCGTTACTAAAAAAGATACCGGTAAAGTCGTTGGACATACTAAAGGTACTAAAGAAGCATTAAAAAACTACTTAGCAGCATTACATATAAATGCTAACGAAGGTAAAACTAATGAAGCATCAACATTAACAAAAGTAGCTCGCAAAGTATTATGGGATAAAAGTATGACTCCGAGAGAATTTGCAACACAAGTTAAAGAATTACCAGATAGTACTTTAATTGCATGGGCTAAAGATAATAATGGTATTCCAAATTCTCCATTAGCATTTCAGCAAAAACTAGTAAAAATAGAAATGGCTAAAAGAGGATTATCATTAAAAGAAAATACTATGAAAAAATCAGAACTAACTAAAATGATTGGAGAAGTCATTAAAGAAGTATTATCAGAACGATCTACTAATAAAATAACTGAAGCTTATGTACCTGATAACATTAAAAAATTTGCCAAAAGAAACGGCGTATCTTCTTTAGTTAATACAGTAGCTTCGTGGGCAGAAAAAGCTGGCAAACGTATTACAGGTGGTACTGCTATTGGAAAAGATTATAGTACATTAATATTAGATATGGGCTATCAAACGGCTGATATTTATATTGATACAGAAGAAGGGACGATTGAATTATATGGAAAGCCAGTAAGAAACTTTAACGAATTTAAAAAAGTATGGCTTGATCAAATGACTGCAGATGAAATGGAAAAAGATGCTAATCAATTTCGTAGAGAAACAGGTGTTGATGAATCAGCAGATTATGACACAGCAGTAGCATTTAGATTAGTTGCAAAAGATAATAGAGAAGCAGCATTAGCCGCACTTCAAGCTGAGATAAATAAAATTACCGGTGTTGGCGGAAGATTTTCTAAAGTAAAAGTAACTGTTATTCCATCAAAAGGAAATCCTCAAGATATCATTATTAAATTAAATGGACCTAGCGCATTTTCAATGGGCAAAGACATTACTGCTAAAGATAAAACTAAAGCATATACAAACCCTGTTATCAGAAACAATTTTAGTAAAGTATCTCCATATACTCCTCAATTAACTAAAATATAATATCTGTATATTTCTACTATAACGAACAATAATCTTATATTATGGAAAGTATATTAAGTATCGTATCTAGTTCATTACCGGCGTTCTTAACCGGCGTATTAGGGCCTGTTGCTATATTAGTAGCAAGACATTATCTTCAAGAACATAAAAAAACCAAAGACCCTATTAAAGATGCGGCAGAGAATGGTGAAATTATTTGTAAAATTTTAGATCAAATATTAGATGAATCTTTATTAGATCGTGTTTGGATTACCCAATTTCATAATGGGGGACATTTTTATCCTACAGGAAAATCTATTCAAAAGTTTTCTATGATATATGAAGCTGTAAGTACAAATGCTGAATCAATTCGCCATAACTTTCAAAATATACCGATAAATTTATTCAGTAAATCAATTAACAGACTTTTAGATCACGACAGAATTATTATTGTAGATTATAAAGACGAAGAAACACCAACTTACGGATTACGTTATTTGGCAGAAGAAACAAATTGTAAATCTTCGTATATGTTTGCTCTTAAAAACATTGACGGAAAAATGATCGGCGTTCTTTCAGCCGAAGCAACAAAACGTAAAAAAGATTTAAATGACGAAGTATACGACAATATAAAAACTCATGCAGCTCAAATAGGTGTTTTATTAGATGCTTTTTTACGAAAAAAATAAAATATTAGGTAATAAGTTCGAACTTAAAATTTCCACAATTCCATACTCTATCATATTTATTAACTTTCATATTTTGATATTCAGTTAAATTACTATCATAATATTTTAATTTTGATGATAGAGTATGTTTTTGGAATTGCTCTCTACTATACACATTATAATCTTTAAAATAAAAATACCCAGGGTCTACTATGTTTACTAAAGAAAATCCATTTTTTAAATAAACATTGCCGGTGGAAGTATTTCTGTCGCAATATGTCATTATATTTTTAGGAGCATATTCTTTAATAAAATACTTAAGTAATTTAGAAAATCCACCTACAACTGTAGTATGCAGTTTAGATGAATATCGTAATAGTTCATATTCATATTTTTTATCATATCTAGATTTTCCAAAAGTAATTACTGAAACTAATTCATCATTGTAATATAATCCTAAGTTAATTGAAGAATTACATTGGCCTTGTATATGAGTATTATTTAAAAATTCATTTTTAATTTTTGATGTAATTTTTTTAATTTTACATTTTCTAGCATATATCGGCTTCGTTTGATGTATTTTTGATGCTATTAATGATTTAATAATATCTTGGTTTAAGTCCCATTGATAATCAAATATATGTAATAATTGAATACCAAAATGAGCACAACTATTCGTTTTATTGATATGGAACCGTTTATTTTTTCCATTTGACTCTGAATGCCAATATATACCATTATATTCAATAGCTAATTTTAATTCTGGTATATAAATATCCAATTCTTTTCCATTTAGTATATTTCTGTTGCTATGTTCAATCGTCAAATTTGGAGCAATTGACTTAATATAATCGATAATTTGATATTCTCCAGAAGATTTAGATACTTGATTATTTTTATTAGCGCATATTCTACAATGCGGTATATATCCATTATCAATAGATACATTAAAAGAATAATTACATTCAACACATTGAAAATCATATCTTTCAGTATGTGCACATCCATGATATTCTTCTTTAGTAAATAATGGTATAATATGTTTCCATGAATTAATTATCTTTTCATATTTAACATCATATCTTTTTTGAAGTGAAGCAAAATTAGAATGAGTATAACCATATCTTAATAAATTAGTTTCTTTTCTCTTTTCTAAATTATTCATCGATGGTCCAAATTTCTTTAGTTTAGTTTCTAAAGATCTTTTAACCAGCTCTGGGTTTTTCATAGTATATTCAACGCCATGGTTTTTAATCATTGTTTCTTTATGCTTTTTCTTTACATCATCTCTTAACATAGGATGAATACCGTTCCATGATTCCTTTAGCCCAGCCCGTATCTTATCTTTAACGACAGGATCTGTATTAGCACATTTTTTACTACAGTATATTTTTTTATTACTTGGATTACATTCAAATGATATATTACATATCGGACATTCTCCTATTCGTTTAATGCCAGGTTTCCTTCCAGGGTTATTAGTCATTTTAGGCTCTTTATTTATAATAATTATAATAAATTTAAATTAAATTACCAAGAAACTAAAAAAAGTATATAGGTATGATATTTATATTAAATAACAAATATAATCATATAAAAATATGCCAGAAATATTAGACCCTTCGGAAATAATGTTCCAAAGTTGGGAACCAAAACAAACTAATAGATTCTTTATGTATATTGAAGGTATTCCTTCTTTCATTATTAAAGCCGCTGCTAGACCCAATTTAACGTCAAATATAACAGTATTAGATCATATCAACGTAGATAGAAAAGTAAAAGGTAAGTCACGTTGGCAAGATATTTCTATTACGTTATATGATCCAATTGTACCTTCAGGAGCTCAAGCTATTATGGAATGGATTCGTTTAGGACATGAAAGCGTAACAGGACGTGATGGATATAGTGATTTTTACAAAAAAGACATTACTTTTAATTCTTTAGGACCAGTAGGTGATAAAGTAGAAGAATGGGTATTAAAAGGCGCTTGGTGTTCAGATGTTAATTTTAATGAAATGGATTGGGCGAATGACGGAGAAGCAGTAACTATTACAGTTACTATTACTTACGATTACGCTATATTAAATTACTAGTAATTTTACAATAAATTATGATTACACAGGCATCACAATCAAGTATAAAAAATCCGAAGGTCTTGGCACCTGAAACGGTAACAAAATTAACGGAGAGATTAAAAGACGAATACGGGGCTCATTACTTTTACAGAAATGCCCATAATTGGTGCGCTGGTGAAGGGTATTTAAAAGCTGCTGCATTTTTTGCGGAAGAAGCTGATAATGAATTAGAGCATGCAGAAGGCATTCAAAAGTATTTAGTAGATTGGAATGTTGTTCCTAATATGCCATCAATTAAAGGTAATGTAGCATTTACAAACTTAATTGATATTGTTAATAAAGCTTATCAAATTGAATATGCTCTTTATGAAGCATATTTAAAAGATTCTAAAGAATTATTTTCTAGCGATTTAAATACATTTGATTTTTTAACGGCATATAGAATGGGTCAAAATCAATCAGTAATTGAATATTCAGATTTACTAAATGCAGCGATGCTTGTAAATGTAGAAAATAATTTCGAAGTATTATACTTTGAGCAAACATATTTTAAATAACATTAAACAACAATGACAAAACAAATAAAATTAAAGTCTCTTCTTAAAGAAGGATTTGCTTGGGAACGTAAAGCAGGTAAGCCATTACCAACTATTAAAGAAGTAATGGATGAATACGAAGCTAAGAAAGAAACAAAAGAACCTATTAAAGAAATAGATGCTGAAGGATATTCTCGTATGGATGGTTTAGTAAGTCAGAAAGATATAAATTCTTTAGTTAATGCAGCATCAAGTATTATAAGAGATTTAAAAGAAGATGGATTTGAATCAGAAGAAATATTTGATTATATAATGGATCATATCAGAACTTTAGATTAAACAATATTAACTTTTCCCGAAGTTACCCCGAAATTGGCTTGCAATAAAATGCGGGCCTTTTTCATGATTGAGATAATTATAATAAAGTAAATATGTTATGAGTATAGTAAACGACAATTATCCAATGGATAAAACTTCTATCCAAGATTTAAAAAACAGTATTATTCAAGAATACAAGCAAAAAGAAGTAAGAACTATTAATTTCCCTACGGAAGTAATTTCATTACCATCAAAAGGATTATTATATCCAGAAGATTCTCCTTTAAGAAGCGGCACAATAGAATTAAAATATATGACTGCCGCCGAAGAAGATATTCTTACAACTCAATCATTAATTAAACAAGGAGTTGTATTAGATAAATTGTTTCAAGCATTAATTATAACTCCTATTAAGTATAACGATTTAATTGGCGCTGATAAAGATGCTATTATGATTGCATCTAGAATATTAGGATACGGTAAAATATATGATGCTACTTGTACTTGTCCAGAATGTACTAAAGAATCTAAAATATCATTTGATTTAACTTTATTAAAAGAAAAAGCATTTGATATTGAAAATGTAGAAATGGTTAAAGCAAACCAATTTAAGTTTACTTTACCAGCATCTAATCGTGAAGTGATATTTAAATTACTTACTCACGGAGATGAAAAGAAAATTCAACTAGAACTTGAAAATCTTAAAAAGACAAATAAAACAGGTATCAGTAAAGATCTTACTACAAGATTAAAGTATATTATTATTTCAGTTGACGGCAACGAAGACAAAAAATATATTAATGATTTCGTTGATAATGAATTATTTGCGCAAGATTCAAGAGGGTTAAGAGACCACATTAAAAATATATCACCAGGTGTAGATTTTAATGTTGATTTTACTTGCCAAGAATGTTATTATGAAGGCAAATTAAATTTACCCGTGGGAGTGGACTTTTTTTGGCCTGGGGCTTAACTATAAGCCCATTCTGCATACCGAGATATTTAACTTGGTATATCACGGGAAAGGAGGATTTACGTGGGAGAGCGTGTATTCCTTACCTGTGTGGCTTCGAAGATTCTATATTAAACAAATCAATGACTTTGTTAATAAAGAAAATGAAGAAATTGAAAAGCAAACTTCAGAAGCAAAGGGCAAAATGCCTAAAATATCTAAACCCGATTTTATGAAAAAGAAGCCCTAAGTAAAAAGGGCTTTTTTACTGTATAACGATAATTAATAATATAAAAGAATAAAAAGATATGTTAACATCTATATTAGCAAGTACATTAGTTGCATTATTTCCTAAATCATTTGCAAAGCGTCAACAAGAATTCTTTAAGAAAAAAGAATTTATTGAAGCTACGTATAAAGCTAAAAATGCCGCTAAAAATGCAAGTAAATCAATGAAAGTATATCAAGAAAAAAATAAAAGTTCTAAATATACTACTGCTAAGACTGGTAATAAAAACTTTAAATAACTAAGTTATGGCTAAAAGAACATCATTAGATATACAAAAAGAAAAACTTGAAAATATTTATGCAGAGCAAGCAAAAGCAGAAAATATTATAGATATATCTAAAAAACAAGCTGCACTTAATAAACTTGCTGCTGAAGAACTTAAAATACTTCAAGCAATTGCAAACCTTCAAGAAAAACAAGAACGTTCTTTAGATTCGATTACTAG